TTGTCGAGTCGGAGTTAATCGCTTCGACCATATCAACCAACGAAGAAGCTAGCTCCTCATTGGCAACCCCAGAACTGATCGTTTCAGCTGTATTATCCAACGAAGAAGCGAACTCTCTAGAAGGGGTTGCTCTTCGACCAAATGGGCCTTGTCTGTCTTCCGGGAACGGTTCCCCTCTCCTTCGCATTCTTTCCTCTGTCCTACTTCTGCCAACCTCCTGAGCCTCGGCGGCAATGGCCTTGTTTTGGTCAGACAGGGCTTTTGCGTCTGAGATGATCGGTGCCATCATCTCCGTTACTTTGGCGCCTTGAGTGTTGATGCTTTTCATCAACTCGGCCAGTTGCGCCCTTTCGGACTCGGAGACCTGGCCGTCTGCCATTGCGGCGGCAGTCATCATTTCCAATTCGGCCAAGAGGGGCGCGAGGGCGGCGCCCTGGACCGCCGCGTTCATGGCACCGTTGACAATAGCGTCAAAGGTTGCCTTTTCGAGAGACTGATTGAAAGAAGCGGTGAAAGCGTCAATTGCTTCATCTTCTGTTTCGGAGTTTGCGATTGCGTCGGCAAAAGCGGTTTTCATGGAGGAAGAGAAGGCGTCCTCAATCCCTTTGACCTTCTCCTCCATCATCAAGAAGAACTCTTCAAGGGGACTCGGGGCAAGAGCCTCCTCGACCAACCTTTTCATTTCTTCCATGTGCTGTTGAGCCAGTCTGATCTGCGGCGCGTACTCTTCAAGGTTAGCCTTACCGGAGGCAATGGCTTCATCCATTAGGACCATGAACTCAGCATTGCCGCCCGAGGTAAAATCAAAGTCCCCCATGTTCCCGATCAACTCGAAGGCATCGGAGAATGAACCGGCAATGTTGGTTGCGTTCATCATTGATGCCGTCACCTCATTCCCGAAAGCGTCGAGGAGTTGGGTTTTTACAGCGTCAAGAATGTTTGCGGTGGTTTGAAGGGTGTCGTTCCCTTGCTTGATAGAGTCTGTGAAGACTGGCCCGATTGTCTCAATGCTCGCGGTCATGGCGGCAATCTTGGCCTTGATGAGCTCTGGGTCGAGGTCAAAGCCAGCCTCAAACTGGGCACCGATCAATTCCGAGAGAGCGTCAAAGTCCATCTCAAGGATTGCCCTTTCAAACTCTGGGCCGATCTCCTTAAATGCCGGGATGATTTCCCCATTTACTTCCTTGGTGAAGGACTTGAGGACTTGCAGGGAGGCTTGCATTCCCGTCTCATTCCCGAGGAGGGCAATGATTCCCGCTGTTCTGTCTCCGAACTCCTGCCCTCCGATCTTCATGATTTCGGCTTCATTGTGTTTATTTGCGGCGTCAGATTGCCTGACGTAATCAATATAAGAGTCAAACTGTTTGTTGAGCCCCCCTAAAGCATCGGCAAGGGTAACCCCAGCGACTTCGGCTTGTTCTCGCGCCATCTCCATAGCCTTCTGGTATGCCTCTTCTGGGTCCATATTGCCCGAGGCTACCGCATCAGAAAATCCTTCTGTCCAAAGAAGACCTGCGGATTCCCCGACAAGGTACAAATCCCCAGCCTTGTCCGGGTCAAAGTCATGGCTGAAGGGCGCAATTGCGGCGGTGGCGCCATAGATTTGGCGGGCCTCAGACCCTCCCATTCCCCTTCTCTCGGCAGTGGTAATTGCTGATTCCTTGCCTATTCCAATGTTGAGGTTTCTTCGGGAGGCTTTATCTGAGCCAAGTCTCCCCCCAGTGAAAACATGCGTTCCCAGGTATTCTTGAGGGTCCCCAGTGAACCTACCGGCAGCGATCTCGCCCGAAAGATGAGGGTCAAACTCTACCCCAGCCCTTCTGAAGCCCGAGTCTTCTCCGAGGTCCTCGGAGATTTGGCGCCGCAACTCTGTCCCTCGGGTTGGTTTATGGAGGGAGCTAATCACGTCTGCAAGCATCGAGCCGATACTAAACAGCATAGTCCCGATTTCCATGAGACCACCGAGGCCCATGTCCATCACTCCAGAGAAGCCACCAATAAGGGAGTCAATCATTCCACCCCCTTCTTCAGTTGCCCCCGAGGCGGCTTTTACCATATCAACCGCCCCATCGACTGAATCTGTCAGAGACTCCCCGCCCCCATCGAAAATCTTTGTGAAGAAACTCCCGATCCCTTCAAAGGCTCCCTTGAGAGTGTCAACCAGCCCGGAAGCCATGTCCTTGATTGACTTGTTCCAGATGGACTCTGCGTCATCGGTTGCCGACATCCAAGACTTCACAAAGTCCTTTGCAACCGATAGCCCGAGGTTCCTGAAAGCCTTGTCAATGTCAAGGGTTCCGTCAAGCACCGCGTCAACTATCGAATCGAAGGCCGAAGCAAAATGTGACCCGTCAAAGGTCTTCTCAAAGGACTTCTCAATCGAAGAGAGAGAATCTTTGAAGTCCTGCTCTAGCTGTTGTGCCCCGATCTTCTGCTCGGCTAGTTGCCGGGCTTGCTCTTCCCCGATCCCCTGCAAGGTCAGGGAACGGGTTTCATCTAGGACCGCCAACTCTCTGGTAATCTCGACCATCGAGAGAGCGTTTTCTCGGGCGTATTCCAGAAACTCAATCTTCTCTTCGCTGAATTGGATTGAGTCGGCAATCTCGTTCTCTTCCCTCAGTGCGGCGGTCTCGATTCTGAGGTTTCTAATCTGCTCTTGTTGGTCCCTGTAAATCTTGAGGGAATCATCAGAGAGCCCAAGTCTCTTCTTTTCGGCTTCATTGGCGGCAATGGTTCCCAACTCAATAGCCTTGAGAGCCTGGGCTTGATTCATCCCCTCTCTTGCGGCGGCGGCAAGGGCATCTCTTTCGGCTTGCATCACCACAATTGAAGCGGTGACCGCTTTTGTCTCTTCCTTGAAAGCCATTTCAAGTTCAAGGAGATACTGGGCCGAAAACCCGCGTCTCTCGTTCACTTCTTCTTGCGCTTTGGCGTTTCTCCCCTGAGCCTCGGTGTTTTTGTCCGTCTCCCCAGTGTAAGCCTCCACCTCCTTCCTGACATCTCGAATGAGTGTCATTCCGTCTTTCAGGTTGGCAAGAGTCCCTTTCAACTGCCCCTGGCCGATAGGCTTTGAGGCGGCTTCGGCGGCGGCTTTTTCTGCGGCGGCGGCTTTGTTGGCTAGGTCTTCGGCGGCTTTTCGCGTCCCTTCTTCATCAATAAAGAGTCCCCCGAACTTCCCAGTTGCCTTGGCAAGGGCTTCCCCGATGTTCTCGACCAACATTGCTGAGATGGAGAGAATTGCCGCCTTCCCGTAACCCTTGACGGTCTCCCATGCGTTAGCTGCACCGCTTGTGAACGCTCCCCAGACCCCTTTGTCATTGACTGCTTTAAGAACGTCATAGAGGGCTTTAATCATGCCCTCAAGAACATTCAGGATGGTCCCAGACATATTCCGGGCGAAGGTCTGCATATTCTCAGAACCTCGGGGACCAAACTTGTCAATGAACTCAAGAGCCTTTCCGGTGAGGCTACTGAGGAGGGGCAGAAGACCCGCAAGAACGCTTTTCTGTAGTTGCTCCCCCATCTGACCAATAAGGCCAAACTCAAAGGCAACCTCATGGTTCATGCGGAGGAGCTCTTCATTGGCCCCAACCCCCATGGCCTTGATTGTCTTGAGGGCACCGGCCACCCCATCGGTTCCCAAAGCGGAGATGATCGGTCCAAACTTCTCAAAGCCAGCAGAGGCAATCTCTTGCAAGGTCATTTGCAAGGTTGCTCCTTCTTTCCCTGCCGCCCCGAGGCGTTCAATTACAAACTCAACCGCCTCTTCGGTGTTGGTGCGCCACCGCATGAGGGACTCGCGAAGGTTGAAGCCCTCAACTTGCTTGCCAAGTTCTCCAAAGGCCACAACGAAGGTGTTGGCAATGTTCCCGGCTTCAAGTTCCCTGAAAGCCTCACCAACCCTCTCCCTAACGTCCCTCACCAAATCAAGAACGTCATCCATCTCCTTACCGGCGGCTTTGGCAAGGGAGGTCATCTGGGCCAACCATCCAGGGTCGAGCCCATACAAGGTGGCTTGTCTGTAGAGGTTGGCGGTTTGGTTTAGATTCTCCGCAAGACTGCCGAAGAATCCAGAAACAAGGGCAAGGGTCCCCTTGATGGCAAGAAAGCCAGCGGCAAACCCCGCAAGGCTTTTGACAACTTCAGAGATCTCCTGACCGGCCTTAGAGGTGTCCTTTGCGGCTTTCTTGGAAGCCTTCCCGACACTCTCAAGGCCACCCTTTGCCCCTTCTGACTCCCCTTCTAGCTTGTTGAGTTCATTGCCGAGGGAGTCAAAAGCCTTGATTGCGGCTTTGCCGTCAACGTCAATCTTGATGGAATACGAAGAGACCTGAGCCATATTCTATATTATCACGTTGAGGCAAAAAACGTGCCAAAACAAAAGACCCCCACCTTTGTGGGGTGGGGGTCTTGCCTAAACAACCTTTGTCCATCCTCCACCAGAGAGGGAACTCTTTTGATGGGCTGGCCTCCTAGAACTCGGCGCCGCGTTCATCTCGGCCCCAAGCCAATTGGCTAGGCTCCAGGCGTGCAACTTGTCCCTAACCAGAGGGATTCTGGGTGAGTAGTAACTTTCAAACCCATTGGGAATCCAGAACATATCACAAGCCATCTGAAACTTTGCCGCATCAACAAAGAAAACCGTTCTCTGCGTTCTCCCTTCATCTTCGTACCCGGTAGTTGACTCAAGAGTCATGCGAAGGAATCCAAAGAGGGTTGGCGCAACCGGGTGGTTTTCAAATTCCGAGAAGGGGCAAGTCCGAAACCAACACTCTTCTTGATCTTCTCGGAACCGTTGCGCCTCTCGGCATTCGTCACAGTCACTGGGAGCACCCTGAACGAAGACCGAGCGAACAAAGGTTGAAATTACTCCTTTGTTTCTTCCTCCTCATCGAGGTCTTCCTCGGACCCTTCGCGAAGGGCAGACATTACCCTTTCTGACCATTGGTCTCCAAATGCGTGGTTGTGAATCCAGACCGCCAACTCATGGGAGAAGGGGATCTCAAACCCTTCGGGCCGGTCTTCAGAGTCTTCAATCTTGAACTTGGGAGGAAGAAGGGCTTGAAGGTTGGAAGGTGTGCAACCCTCCCACCCGGCAATTGCCTTCTCGACCAAAGCCTCGGTAAACTTGGCCTCATACTCACGCTCTGCTTTTGAGCCTTCTCGGACTCCTGCCGGGCGTTTCATTCGGCTTGTGAGGCGTCTGAAGTCTTCAACTCCGAGGCGGTTGATGAAGACAGTGAACCATGGCCCCGCAGATTCAGACTTGACCAGTCTGAGTTTCAAGGGCTCCTTCACTTCTCGGAAGGATAGACCCTCGGGCAAAATGGACATTTGTTCTCCTTACTGTTTGGGCTATGGCTACAGACCCCGAAAACCTTATTGCCTTCGGGGTCTGTAGCGTTCAGAGGTCAGTGCTTAGGCTTGCTTTTTGAAGACAAGGGACATTTCCCCCTCATCGGTATTGCTCCAGAGTCGGAAGTCCAGAGAAAGGGTGTTGAGGCCAGCGTCGGAAGATCGGGCAATATTGGTGAGTTGGGGGTTGGTCACGGTGAGAAGGATCTTCTCGGTTGCCGAAGTCGCATGGGTGAAGACAATACTGTCACTCGGCGCCGCATAGAGGTCACCCCATGGGTTGTAGGTCCCAATGTCGTCTTCTTCGATGACGACATTCAGGGTGGGTGCCCTCTCGGTCAGATAGAACCCGCAAAACCCCTTGTCGGCGTTGGCATCATTTCTCTCAGCCATGGTGGTGGCCCAATTGAGAGTTAGGCTTCTAACCTTGGGGGTAAAACTCCCGATGGTGATAAGTTCATTTTCGACAAGCGTCTTGTCATCTGTGGGGTATACAACCCCGGAAGTCCCCCCGCTTGCGGTCGGCGCCTCATAAAGACCCTGAAGGTTAAACTGAAGATCAGGCTGCGCCCCTGCATTCATTGTCAGGGTGTAACTCCCATAACAACCCTTAACCTTGTGGAGTTGGTTGTCTGCGTACACATAGACCGTTGCCGAGGTGGGATCATCGGTAACAGGGGTGTAGACGGTCGAAGAAGAGGACCCATCGGTCCCAATTGCTTCGGTCAGGCCACAGGCTTTGAGAAGGTCGGCATAGAACGGGCGGCTAGAAGTTTCCCCTGCCGTGTCAGATGCCTTGGAAGCCGTCATCAAGACGGTCCCGAGGTTAACCGTTGCCATGCTCTTCCCAATAAGAGCTTGCTGAGGTGTGAGGGATGCTCGAAGGGCGGGTTGGTCAACAACCGTGATGTTCTGAGTGAAGACGGCGGCGCCATCTCCAAAGACAAGAAGGGCGTCATCGGCAAGGGTGGGCGTGGGGTCGGTTCCATAAGCAGATTCGCTTTTTGCCGTCACAACTGTCCGGCGCGATAGATTCACAGCCATTGTTTGGTTTCTCCTCGGTTTCTTTGGTGGCTAACAAGAAGCCCCCGGAAGTTTTCACTGTCCGGGGGCTTCCGTTTCATTCATTGAGAATGCTCACCTCTAGGGTGGTAATTTCCTCCGCTGTAAGGCTTAGACTTAGCCCACAACGATGGTTGCAAAAGCGTCGGCCAGGGCCGTCACCTGAGCGAACCGCTCAGACGCCAGAATGGCCCGCTTACGCTTTGCAAAGTAGACGCTATCATCAACCTCAACCTTGAACTGCTGACGGTCTCCGAATACACGCTTGGAAAAATCACCATACACGCCAAACTTCAACCCGGTTGCGTTGGTGCTCGGCATGGTGGTTGACAGGTAGACCGGAGAGCCGAGAAGGCTACCGGGGAGAGCCTGTGGGACGTTAGGCATTGCCCAATCACCCATGCCACTCGACCAGTTGGAAGCATAGATCGGGTGATTGTTGCTGTCCTTCAACGCCACAATGTATTGAAAAACGGTGGGATGAAAGACCCAGGTTCCCATTCCAATAACATTGCTGTCTACCTTGAACTTGAGCTCAATAAGTTCATCGAAAGTAACGGCACTGTAGTGGGTGGCGGCAATGGTGGTGGAGAAAGAAGCATCCTGAACCGCGCCAGTGAAGGGGGTGGTTGCGCTGAAGCACTGGGCGTTTTCCTCTCGGGCCATAGCCTCCGCGAAGAGCTCCGCAAGGACCGGCTCAAGGGCAATAATGCTGTCGGCGTTGAGGTCCTTGGAGATCGAATCCAGGCAGACCAGAGTTTCGGAGTCCAACTGAGGTGTTCCGAAGGTGACCACCGAAACGTCTTCGGTAATAGCACTGTCCTCAGTGAACCAAGCGGTTGCTGGGCCAGCCGAGCGGGTCGGAATGTCCATCTTATCCCGAGCCATGGGAATCACTCGGCAAATCTGTCGAGCAATGCTCTTCTCTTCAATGATGCGGATTACGTCCGGGAGGACTTCATCGGGAACAAGAACGCCACCTTGGGACTCCACACCCTCATTTTGAGAAACACGCTGGTAGGCGTCATCGAGGGGCAGACCCTGATTCTTCCTCCAAGCCTGAGTGAAGGCACCGCCATAGTTCCGAATTGCCTTCTGGCGGTCGGTGGTCCCGGCGGGGGTGTAGTCCTTGTCACCTTGCGGCAAGATCTTATCTAGGGCGTCACACCTATCATTGATCTCTTTAAGCCTCTGGTGAATTTCATCCTGTGCTTCGGCAACCGTGTTGGTAGCCTTGGCGTTTTCCTCGACCTTAGAGAGCGTCTCCTTGACCGCATCCATGACGCGGTGAAGGTTGCCCCCCTTGTTTACAATCTCAGCCATTGCTGTGGTTCTCCTATAAAAAGAGGTTTGTTCTGTGTTTTTTGGAACTAATCCCTAGCGTTTTGGCCTTGATCGGTTGACCTCTAGGGTCCCGAGGTAGCCCTACCCCCATTCTACCACAAAAAGAAAACAAACCCCTGCCTCTTGACAAGGGTGGGGGGTCGAGGTAGAACAATAGTCATGGCAAACACTTCTGAAACCGCAAAACACGCTTTTTTCATCTGGCAAGAAGGCAACCTTCCTTGCGGTTGCTCTCGACATCGGCTTGAGATGGGTTCTGATCACTCCTGCCCTTCGGCCCTTCAGGCACCTTCTCTTTATGAGGCCGGGGTTCTTCCTCGGGAAGAAGAGGATTATGAGGGCCAAGAGGGGGAAGAGTTTGATCGGATGGTGGCTCTTTATCACGCCCGGCAAGGACGCTAATCAGAGAATGATTCCGTTTCGGCGCCCCCGAGAAGAGGGGCGCACAAGGAGAGAAGAGGCGGCGCCCCATGCGAGCATTAGGGCATCCGCCCTGTCTGGACTCTTCACCCCGCGCCGCGCCGCAACTTGCTTTGACTCTGCTTGAATCTGCCCCTTCGGGGTGATGCTGTACCGAAGCCCCGCCAACTGGGAGATCAATAGGTCATCCCGTGGCAACTCGACCGCCCCCTTTTTGAACTCCTGCCCAAGATTCCAGAGGAGTTCCGCCCGGAGGTTGAAGAAACGCTTAGGGTCAGAGGAAGCCTTCCCGACGTTCACCCCGCGCACCTTCCACCCCTGATCCTTCAGGTGGGAAATTGCATGGTACCCAATCCCAACTTCGTCAGCCAGAATCTGGAGGTCATTCTTTGGGTAGCTCATAAGCCTCCTAACCAACCACCCTCGGGGGTCGGCATCATGGCAAGTCCCAATGTCAATAACCCTGTTGCCCCGTCTGACCACAATGACGGTTTCATCCTTCCCCGGCCCCGCAAGATCTACCCCCGCCACAAGGTCACTTGCAGAATCCTCAGATGGAAGGGTCTGGTATCTATTGCAAGCCTCCTCGATGAGGTGCAAAGGGACAAAGACGTCATCGGATTGGGAAGGGAAATCTCCCAGAACCCGGGACTGCCAAAGGGGGGAGTCAATTCCCCACTCAATCAGTCGGTCCCGCACCCATGACCGGGTTGTCAGTCCGGGCACCTCGGAGAAATCAAGGTCTTCCTGTGACATTTCAATCAAGTCCTCGGGACTCAAGCCAGCTAGGTTGGGGGAGTCAAAGGCTGAGATTGTCATGCAGTGCCAAAGCTCTCGGGAGGTGGTAAAGCAAGAGTGAAAAGGCCCCGAAGGGCTTGTTAGGTTTCCGATGGCTAGAATCCTAGCGTCACCACCCGCCCGGTTGGCTTCGGCGGCAAGCCAGATGGACGCATCCACCCCGGTGGCTTCATCGAGAACAATAAGGATGTGTTCCGCATGATGTCCCTGGAATCTGTCGGGGCTATCGGTCGAGAGTCCCACCGCAAACCAGTCGTTGCGAAGTTTCAACTCTGTATTCAAAAGCTCTCCCCCGAGAGGGATCTTGCAGGAATTGTATGCGCTATGAATCTCAGACCACAGAAGCCTCTGAACCTGGGCGAAGGTGGGGGCGGTTGTGATGACTCTAGACCCCGGATATACCAGAAGGTAAGCCATGGAGAGCCGCGCCGCTGTGTAGGTCTTCCCTACACTGTGGGCGGCTTTGACTGCGGTTCTGGGATGGTCAAAGACTGCCTTAACAACGTCGGCTTGTCGTTTCCAAAGTTTTGACTGAAGGACATTCTCGATGAACCAGACAGGATCTTTGCGCCCTCTGCGGAGGATCTCCCCGACATTGCGGGCTTCTTGCTCCCTAGTCTGTTTCTGGGTCATCTTCTTTGGCAGGAGAGACTTGAACGTCTATGACCTCGACCGCTTCGGCTGCGAGAGCCGCGAAGGTGATGGGGGCTCCCTCTGCCCCGGTGATTTCTTTTCGGTCGCTATGGCCTAGCCAACTTTGTTGTTTGGCAAGGTGAATCTGGGCCTGGACGTTATCGTTATCCACCGCGTTTCTAAAAAGGGCTTCCCTGAGAGAAAGGCGCCCTTCATCCCGGCCCCGCTTCCAGTTCTCAACAAGGGCAGGGTCTGCCCGGAGCCTTTCTGGACTAATTCCCAGAATGTTGGCAACTTCTGCCATTGGCGCCCCCCGAGAAGCCATCCTCCTCACCACAAAGGGGTCAATGAGGATGCCCCGAGCGTCTTCTGTCCTTACCGCTGGAACCTTCGGCTTTCGGGGTTGCAACTCTTCAACTTCGACATCAATAACGTCATCCATTGAGACCCTGACATTTTCCCTCGGTTGCCCATCCTCATCAAGCCACGCTTCGGCCCCTATGTTCCTCCTCATGCCCCCGGTGTCCTCCCCTCCAGTCTTTCAATCTTCTCAAGGAGTTTGGAGATTCTTCTCTTCAGAGTCACGTTTTCTTTGTTCAGTTTCCTAATCTTGGCGGCAAGGGCGTTTTCCTTCGCGGTCATCTTCCTAGTGCTTCTCTTGATTCTTTGGAGAGGTCAACCCGCACTGGGCGCCCATCAATAATCGTGCCATATAAGGCCATCACTTCGGCGCCGGGGTCTTCAGTGAGAATAGTTGCGAACCCGAACCCTTTGCTTTGCCCCTCGGAGGTCTTGGGTATCTTGACAACACTAACCCGCATTCCCTTTGACATAAGGAGATCCCTGAGCTCCTCTCCTTCTAGGTCAAATGGGAGGTTGCCGATGAAGAGGGTGACCTCAACAAAAGAGGAAGGGCTTGTTGGTCGAGGGGTTTTCACAGGTTAATTGTATCACACTAACACCGAAAACAGCGGGAATTCAGGGACCGGGAGAGATCAGTTCATCATTCCTCGGGTCGTCCCCAATGCTAATCCTGAGATACCAAATGGCTTTTTCTATGTCCTGCCGTTCCTGCCCCTTGTACAGTGCCCGCCAGATGTATTTGAGGGCATTGCCCCGGCAATAGGCAGGGAAGCCGACGCCTAGCGCCGCCTTGATTGCGTCAATTGCTTCAATGTCCTCTTCGTTGTAATGCTTCGGGCTGTGAACCTGGGGGTCTTTGCTGCTCATCTTCAATGTCTCCACTTACTCGGAGAAGGCATGGTCTCAAGGGTTCCTTCTTCTTCTTCTTCTTCGGTTGCAAACCCCAATCTATCCTTTGCCAGTTCTGCGGCTAGGCGCATGGCCTGGGCGTCTGTGACATATATGAAAACAAGGTCATCCGTCACTTCGGTCAAGCGCTTCACATACTCCCCCAAGGGTTCCTTTCCCCTACTGAGGCCGGTGACAATGGTGACCGAGACTTGATCGGGAGACAGGTTCTCCCCTGAAAGCCTCACAACCTCTGAGAGTTCCTCGGGCGTCCTGATGGGATCCCCGGTCCACCTTCGGATTCTGCGGGTAGGTGAATCTTCATCTAGAGTAAGGGCAAACTCCATCTGTTTCCCGATTTCGCCAATCCTAGCAATCCGTTCCCTTCTGCTTTCTTCATCCGAGGCTTTGCCTATCTCATGGGTTAGGAGGACCAACTCCTCTCCCCATTTCTCGGCCAGAATCCTAGTCCTAGCAACCCCCGCAATCTGAGAAGACTGATGCTCGGCAGAGTCCTTCTCCCCAATAGGTGCCAGATTGATAACCCCGTCCATGGTGTTCCCAGCAACCATGACGGCCAAGGCAATGGAAGTTTCAATCTCTTCATCGGCGGCGCCTACTGCTAACCTCACATTGGTTGCCCCCACTTCAAGGGATGCGTTCATCAACCCTGTCAACTTGTCTCTAACTCTATCCATTTCCTCACCTGAAGTTTTGGGACATCTGAAGTAGGGTTCTCTCGATTGCCCTTCTTGCGTAGATCTTACCCCATTCTTCGGTTTGCTTGCTAATGCTATCCGAAACTTCGGGGCCGAAAGATGCCTCTAGGTTGTCAAGGGTGATGTAGTCAAACCGCCGGGGCTTCGCGTGTACTCCTTTGAACTCCTCAACAACTCTCAAACGGTCGCAACCCAAGGCAAGAGCAACCGAAGTCATGGCTTCGGTTGCGTGCTCTTGGGCTTCCAGTTCTTTGGCTCTAGAGTTCCATTCTTCCATGAACCTAACAACATCTAGGGGGGAAGGGGTCACGCCATCTGAACCTGGCACCTTTCCCCAATCGCCCCCGAGACGCCCCTTGACCCAATCAACCCAAGGCCGGTGCCCTCTTGCGCTCAAGATTGCTCGAAAGACCCGGAGAGGTTCTCTGACTAGCCGAATCACAGGCCCCGAAGTTCTCTCCCTGATTGCGGGTGAGTAGCCAAGGGCGAAGTTTGACACTTCAACCCTCTCCCCCTTGAACTCATCTCCAAAAGCATCGGGTCCCCGGTCGGTGTGAAAGAACATGACTTCATGCCTTGCGTCAAAACCGCACCCGGTCAGGAACTTTGAGCAATACAAGGTGCCACTGAAGGGCATTCCTACCACAAACCTCACTTCAAGCCCTCCTTCAACTTCAAGAGTTGATCCCAAGCCGATTGGCTTACAGCATCCCCAGCACTGATAAAATCAGGGTCAAGAACTCTAAGGAGGTTCTTGACCAAATCAACAAGTTTATCGTGAGAGGTCAAAGCAACCTCCCCGAGGTCTGAAGGGACCAAGCCCCCCGGACCTTCTCAACGTCCATCCCGAGAAGCAGACTTCTCACCTGGGCCTGTGACAATCCAGTTCCTTTCGATATCTCAACCACTGTTCGGGGGCCTCCCCGTAGTTCTGCAACAACCATGGACTCTTTCTCTTCCTTGGTCAGATTCCTCTTTTCCTCTTCTGTCAGGGTCACAGGCAAGCCCTTTGTCTTGTTGTCAGGAATGATGAATTCTTCTCCCTCTCGGAAGACTCCCACATCCTCGACCACCACCCCACCAATTGAGTAGGCCAAGAGGTCGAGGTCCCTAAGCACCACCGAACCCCCGTCCTTGCCTAGCCCGTCGGCCTTGCTCAGTACACTCTGACTGACAACCCCCCAAGGCCCCTGACTGCTTACCCGGCAGAACTCTCTAGCCCCACTTACCGTCTTTGTGACATAGAGAGAAGCCTTCTGGGAAGGAAAGGCGGTAACCTTCTTCACGCCCCGGCGTTCCTTCAAGACCCTCATCAGAAGTCCCACTCATCAAAGTCTTCTTCTTCATTCAACTCCTCTGTCTCGGGTGGTATTGGAGAAGGCAAAAGCCTCAAGTCAGTCAACCTCTTCACGGCAGGGGCAGGGGTAACAACAACCTCACCTTCTGGGTCCGGGAGGTCCTCGAAAGACTCAAAGGCGATACTGTAAAGGAGGCGCCGCTCCCCAAGCCTCCCGAATGAAGCCCGCCGGAGTTTCTGTAGGCTTATCTCTGTCACTCCTCCATCAAAGCGGTCTTCTTCCCGGACTCTTCGCAAGACAAGGCCGTTGTCAATAATCTGCTCGATACTCGAAGACCCCGAGAAGTCCCGAAGGCTTGGCATCTCCTTATCCCTAGCGGCGCGGGAGATGTGAGCAACAAGGATCAAATGAACCTGTCTGGACATGACAAATGCCTTCAACTGAAACATGAGGTCTGAAAGTTTCTCGTGGGAGGTAAGGCCATCGTCGGCAGATTGACGGAGAAAATGGAGGTGGTCAAGAACCACAACCTCAGTCCCGTTGCTCTCAATGGAGGCGTCAATCAAGGTGAAGATGTCCTCAATTCCCAAACGCTCCGAAGAGAGGAACTGAAGAGGGACTTGTTCCATTGTCTTTGTAGCCCTGAGAACATCCTCACGGGTGGCTTTGTACTCCAGGCCCCCGAGGTCATCATTGCGCTCATGGAGAAACTTTCCCGTCTCCTGTTGGTATATCCTGCCCCAAACGTCTTCCTCCAAGAGTTCTAGGGACATGATTAAGGTGGGGACCTTGCTATCCCTAGAAAGCCGGTAGCAAAGGTTGGTGGTGAACGCTGATTTTCCGGCCCCGGTATGTGCTGTGACTCCGGTGATCTCCCCGGGTCGCAAACCTCCCATCAACTCATTGAGAGAAGACAGGTGAGTCTGAACCCCCTTGGCCTCTGAGTCATTCAAGGCCCCCATTGCGGCATTGAATCCTCGCAAACTCCCGAGGTTGTGGAGGCTGTCCGGGGCCTTTAGCGTGTAACGCTCGGCCCCTCGAATAGCCGCCACCACTTCGGCCCCTCGACCACTGCCCACAAAATCACAAACGTCTTTCTCCCCACTCGGGAGCAATGGAAGGTGAGCCACCCTAGCCTTCCCCTGCAAAAGCAATGCCAACTTCTCTGAGCCATCAACTCCCGCCTTGTCGTTATCGAAGACAAGGACAATCTCCCTGAACCGACGCAAGGCAGAGGCAGAGGCAGAGGCAGAAGCCGCCCCAGCCCGAACCGAAACAACTCCGAACTGCCCCCCGAGAAGGTCAAAGAGAGACATGGCGTCTTCTTCTCCTTCGGTAACAAAGACAAGGCTTCGGTCTGAAATCAGGTGAGAACCGAAGAGGGAATCGGTCAAGACTCCCGGTGGTTCTGTTGTGAAACGCTTGTCTCTTGTCTTGATCTTGTAGACATCCAAGTCCCCGGAAGAGTTGAAGTAGGGGAAACAAAGGCTTTCACCCTTCAAGCCCACCCGGTACTTCTCGGCAGTCTGCCCAGAGATGCCCCTTCTTTCGAGGTCAAGGAGTCTTGCCCTGTTGCTTTGCAAGGCCCGGCATTTATCGCGCCAGTCAATCGAGACTGAGGTTGTTTCAACGCTCCCTTCTTCGGCCTCTGCCTTCTCGGGTTGGTACTTGGGGGCCTGGACCTCCCTAAGCCTAGAAGAGAGGTCCTCTCTCTTCATGTCCGGCAAAATCACTCCATGCCTCTCCGCTAACTCAGTCACAGTGCCACTCCAGCCACATTTGTTTTTTCTCCAACATTGCCCCGCCCCGTCTGGAATATTGAGGTGAAGAGTCCGCTTCCCCGGTTCACTTCCACATTCAGGACAGACCAACTCAACCCAATCCCCACCCCGCCACCTGGACCAACCATCGTGGTCTATCGATGCCGCCAAGGTTTTGACGCAAGCCTTGTTGTATTCCCCGAACTCTGCCCTGTCTTTACTCCCCACCCCACCCCACCAAAAAAAAGAGGGACCCCCGAAAGGGTCCCTCTTTCAGAGACCGCTGCTTCTAGCCCAGACTAGAAGGGAACTTCTCCCCCATTCTCGCCCTCACCCTTCTTCCCGCCAACCGGAGTAAAGGTGTTGACCTTGAAGTTCAAGGCCCGCCCCTTGTTCCCGTCCTTGGTCTCGTATTCGCGGGTTGTCACCTCCCCAGCGATTGCGAGGGCACTACCCTTTAGAACCGTCTCCTGTTTCCACTCAGGGATTCGGGAGAAGTTGAAGATGGTAGCCTCCAACCATGTGGTGGTCTTCTCGCCCTTGACCCACCCCGTGGTTGCGAAGGAAAAGGAGGCGTGTTGCTCTTCGTCCCCAAAGCGTCGAATGTCACTCCCGACGCGCCCCACAACCGTTGCATTGAAAAGATCCATGTTCCTTGTCTCCTTGCCTCCTCGACTGCTCGGGAGGACTTGCTAGGCCACCGGGGTGGCTCGTTATTCGGTCCTTACAGGATACCACATCGGGAAACGCTGGGTCAACCTTCGGGGAGTTTTTCGACAAAAACCTCAGAGTTCCTGAAGAAAACGGGCACATCCAAGAGCAGTGAATCCCTAGACGCCCACCTCAACTCCTTCTTCCCGGTCGAGGTCACCCAGAGTACCCGCTCCACTTCTACCCCTCCCCTTGAAACGTGCCGGAACTCTCTTGTCCTCTTGCCCCTTGTCGATGCCCGGGCGGTCTTGCTTAGTTTCCTCTTCCCAGCCATCACCCATCTCCCTTGTATCCGAACAATCCCCTTCTCATCATCGAGGCAACCTCTGCAATCCTTGTCCATTCTTGATCATGGCGGGGTTGGTCTCTCTCTTTGTAGGTCGGCTTGCTTCCAAGGTGGACTGTGACAAGTCGGTCCACCCTCTGACCAGTGAGCTCTTCCCACATCATGGCATAGGAGGTCAGTTGTAGAGGGTAACTCTTCGAGTTGGTCCCGCCCTTTATGTCCACAACCCAGGTTTGCCCCTCGACCGAGAAAACCCTGTCAATGGTCCCAGCCAACCCGAGGGTCTGACTGCAAACCATGGCCTCGATTGCGACAAGTTCCGCTTTGGGATTGTCGGCCCGCCACTGCCTCCATCCCTCTAAGGCTGGGAGAAGTTTTGGGTGAACACTCTCCTCGTCTAGTTCTCCGAGATCATCCAATTCAGTAATCTCATGGCGTAGAGTCCCCACCCTCAGTGCCCATGCTGGGATTCCCTCATAAGACTTCCCACCAAAGCCAAAGAGAGCGATAGTGTCAGAGACGCTGTAGAAAGGCTTTCCGGCTATGGCGTAAGAATGAAGCTCCCTGTCAAAATCCAGGTTGGGAACAAGGGCATTCCCCGTGATTATCTTTTTCGGCATTGAACCCACCTCGGGGGGCGCCTCTGCGAGATGATGCGAGGATAAGTCAGGAACTCCAAGAGACAGATAAAGAAGATCCAGCAAACAACAAACCCCAACAAAACAAACCATTCACTCAAGAAACTCAACTCCTTTCGGTCAACTCATCTAGCCTGATTTCACAGCCACATTGGGCGCACCTGTAAACCTGAGAGAACGCACAGGTTGCACCCGGAACCGAAGCCCCAAAGGAAATCCCACAGTAGGTCATTTTCCCTGAGTGTCTGCAATCACTCTGACCCTTCGGGGCCTCCATTAGGAGACCCCTTCGAGGTGGTCGAGAATAAGTCCGAGGTCTTCCTCGGTGAGGAGTTTGGAGTCCTTGCTCTTCTCCTCACTCCCAGTCACCTCCAGAATCAACTTCTTGGCCTGTGGTGCCTTCATGCCCTTTGCCTTGACTGCGGCAAAGAAGCGTTCCCTGACACTCTTGTCTTCGCCCTCTTCAGAGGTCTCTTCGACGGTTGCCTTCCGCTTGGGGGAGGCGTTCTCTGACCAGTGCCTCTCGCTTTGCCCTTCGGAGTTCTCGGCTTCTTCCCCAGAGGGGGAGGGGACCTCAACGTCAGGGAGGAACTCCTTAGCCTCATTGGGGTCATACATCCCAGCGGCGCCGAGGAATCCAACACTCTTGAGACCGGCGGTGATGCACCGGGACCGAAGCATTGCCCGAGGGTAGGACTTCCAGACATTGCCCCCGAGCCCCGCCCGCTTGGCATCAGCAACGGAAAACTCTTCGGTGTGAGTGTCCTTGCCGTTGGGGTGGACAAGGACAAGCCTTGCCTCTGTATCGGTCAGAACCTCGAAGGTCGCAGACCCGCCCGCCACCTTGAACCGCCCGAGTTGAGAATCGGCGGCTTCAATGACCTTGCCCCGGACCACTTGAAGGTTGCGAAGAGCCGCCATCGGCTCAAGCCCGAGTTCTCCACCCGCCAGAATGATAGCAAAAGCCTTTGCTGGAGAATTGACGGTCTGAGGGAGGAGCCCACTCTCGACCAGAGTCTCGGCTAGTTCCTTCAACTCGGAAACACTCATTTCACTCGTTTTCTTCACTTTTCTTTTCTCCTTGTTGCGCCTTTCGGCTCATTTGTGATCTTTCAAGGATACCATCCGAAGGAACCCGGGTCAACGCCTCAGTCAAAAAAAACAAGCCCACACCCCTTGAGGGGGTGAGGGCTTGCTTGCTCCTTCCCTATTCTAACACAGTCTAGGACTTATCTGGGCGGTGCGCGTTCCTGTAGTATCTGACCAGATAATCCACTTGCCCCACCACAACCCCTCGCGCAGAGTCTCCCCCTGGATTTAGGGAGTTGCTGATTTCAAGGATCTCAACCTTTTGGTCTCCAGAGACTCCGCTTCCGTAGTTCTGAACCGACACTGTGAGCCGGAGGTCATCAGGGTTGTTGAGTCCATTGCCCATGCAAGCCTGAATGTCAGAGAGGAGGGCTTCTCCAGCGCCGGTCGGGTCTCTAGAAGAGTCCGAGACATAGAACCCCACCGAAACCGAAGCCTCCACTTCATAACGGTCATTAGCCACCGGCCCCCGGATAATTTCCCCACTCCAATAAACCACAATTGAGTTGTTGGGCAGTCGAGTGGGGGTCCGCTCAAAGGGATAGACCCGAGAGGTTCCAACCTGAGTGTTGTACCCATTGGCCTTTGTGATGTTCCCGAGGCGAGCAATCACCCCGTCCACAATCTTGCTCCGAATGCTCGGGGTCATGCTCATTTTCTAGCCGCTTCCTTCAGTCGCTCTTTGATGATCCTTGCCGCGCCCCCACTTTCCATATCCATCGAGGGTCGGGAGAGGTACCCCGTCCCCGGGATCTTCACTGAGCTCTTCCTTGCAAAGAGAACCTCGACACTCCCGTCAGCCTTCTTGCCGAGAATTGCGGTGGCGGTTGTGAAGGTTGACTTGAAGCCGAACTCTTCGGGCCGGGAGATGACATCCCTTGCCGTTATCCCACCGACACCAGATGCCGTCTTCAGTCTTTCGGAAACTGGGATTGCTAGCTTCTGGGCCTTCTTCGGTCGAATAACCCCGCCCACGTCTTGAATCTCAGCATATATCAAAGGTTTTGTGTTCCCAACTCCCACCCCTGCCTCAACCCACCCAGAGTCTCCAGAGAACTTCACCTTGAAGGCTATATTTCTCCTTAGCTCCCCGGTGGAGATAGGGGCGCCGCCAATTGCCCTGTTGGTTATCTCGGCCCCTATATCAACTAAAGCGTCATTTAGGGCGGCAAAAACTCTGTCTGAGTTCTTTCTAAGGTCTTCCAACATCTCCCTTGCAGGGAAGTCCACAACGGCACTCATGGGAGGTAATTTCGGGTGTAGCTGGCCCAGACCTTTCGCACATCCTCAAGAAGGTCGGACTCATTGAGAGAGACAGAGGTTCCCGCGATAGACTCCCCGAGAATACCGAGGGAGGCCCGGCGCGTGTAAACAAAAGCCGCTTGTCTTGCTACGCTGTGCCTCAAGTCATGCGGCAAGCCGCCAACATTTCTGGCAAGCCCCCCGACATAGGTAACCTTCACGGTCCCAACCCCTCGGTTCCAAGGCCGATACCTAGCCCGGACAATCCCCTTTTCTGAAAGGGTAACCGCGTCATAATCATCGGTGTTGGTGGGCTGTACATCTTCAGAAAACCCACCTGTCCAGTCTTCCCATATCCCCGTGACTGATTGGATAGGGTAACGCTTGAGGAAGAGGTTTCTCTGGTTCTTGTCGATGGAGTGATATTCGGTGCGGGTTGCCTTCATAAACTTCCGCTTGCAATGGGACTCACACCGCGCCGAAACCGCGTCAATGATGTTTTCGATAAATTGCCGGTCTAGGTTCTCCACTCCGGGGATTTGGAGTTGTACATCTTCAAACCGGCAGAGGGGAAGATTGTTCCTTACCCCGAGAATGTGCTCATGAGTGAGCGTCTTCGTATCCCCGTCTGTGTCTATGTAGGTCGCAACAAAGGTTGCCTTGTGCTCTTCAAGGCTCGGCTCTTCTTCCCCCGAGGTGTTGACAATGGTGGTGTCTGCGGGCTGAATCTGCCAAGTCAGGACCCCAGAAGAGTTCACTGTCACATTGTTTGTGTTGAGGTGGCTGTTACCAGTCCGGGAGTTTACAGAGGTCCCTGAGATTTCATCGACCAAAGAAAGGGTCAGGGTCAAGATCCTTGGGGTGGCTACCCCAAGAGAGTCATAGACAATGGCGGTGCCGTCTGCGTTTCTAAGGGTCGCAGAGTAAACGGCACTCGAACCAGCCGGGTATCTAGCGGTTGACATTCTCTTCTTCCTTGCAGTCCATCAATGTGGCTAGCCTCTCAACTTTGATCTCTAAACCTCTAAGCCTGTCGGCCACCTGGGTTGTGTCGGTCAACTGTTTGTGCTCCTCCAGGTCGGCGCCGAGAGCGTCTAGGCTCACGTTGACAGGTTGGATGAAAAGGGCGCCGGTTGTAGTGATCGCAAAGACAATGGACCCCACAACCGCAATGAGTTGGGTGGTGTCAACCTTTCCGATCTTCGCAACCTCGGGGGAAACCCTTGCCTCAAAGGAGTCAAGTTCAATCTTCAGTTCTTTCAGGTCTTCGGTATTCTGAAGGCTTGTTTGCTCGGTTTGAGTAAGTCTCTCTAAGTAAAAGTTTTCACTCATGGCGTGCCCGTGGGGGTGGGGGTGGGGGTCGGGGTGGGTCGAGGTAGGTTGTTGGCGGTGTAGACACTGGCTTCAATGAAATCCAAGACACCTAAAATCATGTCCACTTGTTCTTGAGTGTAACCCGCCTTGAGAGCCTTTTCTTCGGTGTAGACCGTCTTCACTTCACGGTTAGCGATAAACTCCCCGGCCTCTTCGTAACGTCGCTTATATGCAACCTCAAGATAAGGTTTCCCTCTTGAATCCCTGTAGACCGAAAACTTGATCTGGTTAGCTTCAGCCAGGCCGATCCCCTGCGCCTGGGCTGGGCTAAAAGAGAGGCCCAAGATTGCCGCCGCCGCAATGAGGGCCTTTGTTGTCAGGTTTGGCTTCATCTTCTCCCCTATTAAAAGCAAGCCGCGGATGGGTCGGAGGGCAGTTTGCAGTTCCCGCAATTGCTGCGATTGTATCCCGTGTCCACCCAGTGAGTTCCTAGTCTTGTGCAGTTGGAACCATCTAGCCAGCAAGAGCAGATTTGGCATAGTTCTTCTTCCGTAAGCGCGACATCAAAAACAGCCACTTCATCGCAAGCCGACCCATTAGTTAGAGGCCAGCAAAATCCACTGTTACCACCGGGGTTGCCAGCGGTTGCACTAACTGTCTGACATAGCCACCCCAATTCCCCCGGATCGCTACCGCAACCTTTCAGGGTGTTCCCAGCGTCATCATAGGAAATGGATAGAAACCCAAAGACAGTCGCGGATTCTATCGAACCGAATCCGACCTGATCTCCGTTCACTCCCGATGAGCCATTAGAGTTGACAAAGATATTTGATGTGGTGTTCCCCGACAAGAAAGCAACCTGAAACCCACCAGACCCCTCCCTTTCCCAGCCGACAATTGATATATCCCCAGAAGGGAAGCAGGAAGAACTCACCCCACAGGTTAGCTCCTGCCCAAGAGTCATGGCCTTCGCATTGCCCCTGATTCCAGTTGTATAACCAGCACTGCCGGGGTCGCTAAGGTCACAGTCAGTGCCCGACGCGCAAGAGCCAGCGGAAGCCTCAAGGCCACTCGCGCTGTCCATCGTCCAGTAGGCCACCAGCCCGGGGCATTGGCTCCAGTCAGGCAAGGACTCAGTGACAGCGGGGGTGAAGAAGATCCCATCGGCAACAATGCCGTCAGCAACCATCGCTCTGGCGTTGCCAGACAAGGCAACTAGAAGGATCAAGGCTGGGTATAGGTAATGACGCATGAAACCTCCCTACTCCCTGCACTGCCAGTCTCGTCCCAATGTAGTTGTATCGTATCACCAGCCGAAAAGATAACACTACATCCCCCAGCGTTCTTTGGAGATGAAGAACCGTCTTTGTAATCAATAGCACAAGAAGAATCAGCCCCGTTCTTTTGTATGTACACGGTCCTTCCATTAGGAGCGGTAGCAAAAGCAGCAGAGATCGCACAGTCAAGATCGGTCACGGTTATAGCGTGAGGGAGAATCGTACTGTGGTTTGACGTGCTGCTACTAACGTGTCCACCATCACCTGAAATGGCTCTCCAGTTCTGATAGTAATCATTGTTAGTGCCTATACTGCTTGCAGCGTAAGCCAGATAACCGCTGGAGCAACTTCCAGAGCAAATCAACTCCTCAGACCCCCCGTTGGGGTAGTGATAGAGTTTTGAGTCACTGCTCTTCGCATAAATCTTGGTATACCCACTAGGTCCAGCAGTCGAGGGAGGAGTTGCCATCAGAGTGACATACATCCCTTCATCTTGATCCTCTGTGATTGTCCTTGGGCCGGGGGATGTGGTGCCGTTGGTGTACTCGAAGCAAGCGTCAATGCCTGTGGTGATAAAGTCCTTGTCGCAATGGAACCTTGTAAAATCGTCGGCGGGGGCGCTTGGGGTAGTGGTATTCTGCTGAAGGTCAATGTACCTCGACCCATCGCTTGCTGTCCCGTTGATGGATGTTGCTGTGATCTCCCCTGTCCCCGTGGCGTTCAATGTCTGACCACTCGGGACCGCAACTGTGGCGCCGCTATTCTCCCAGTCCAGGGCCAGAGCCTGGCTGGGAATAAGTAGGAGGAGGAAGAAGAGGGAGATCACAGCAACCTTGCCCCTATCAGGCTGTTTTCTGGAAGGAACAGGAGATGTGAGTCGAGGTCGGGTTGATAGCTGTTGAAGCTCTGACGGCAACGCACTGACCAGCAGTCACTGACTGAGAATCTGTGTCTACACTCGGAGCGGTTGTCCCATTAACTATCTGGGCAAGGGTTCCATAGGTGAGGGCGCTTCCACAGGTTCCAACTCCAACCTCAACGGTAATGTTGCCAGCAGCGGTTGAAGAGATACACCGAAAATTACTATATGACCCCGCACCCATGGGAACCATGACATTATCATCGGTGGTCGAGACCTTCCCGTTTAGTCCAATGAAGATCTCACTGGTTCCCCCACTGTCTAGGTCAATGGCGGTCTCGGTAGAAAAGGTAATCTCTGGGTTGATGGTGCTTCCCGCTGAAATCGTGGCGCAACTGAAGGTGTTGGGGCTTCCATCGGAAAAGTTCAAGGCTTCATTGGCCCCGTTACAGTTGGGAACATCTGTAGCCACCCAGGTGGTTCCATTGCCAACAAGAACATAGGTGTCAGTTGCCGCTGTTACATTGGTTCCGCCATTGGCAACAGGGACAGTCCCGGTGAGTGAAATGACGCCATTTGATACGTCAATATTAGTCGATCCCTCAATTGCCCAAGCAATCGAACTGCCAACAATAATGATGGCTAGGGATTGGATAATGCTGTTTAATCTCTTCATTGATTTCCCCCCTCCTTGGGGTGTTGGATTGTCTGGGCTTAGGTCAAAACGTATCGCAGCGAGTAGCGATGGTGGGCGGTTGCGGCCCCAGAAGAAGTCTGGAGTCTGAGAGAGAGGCGGTCCCCGGTGCTACAAGTAACGGGGTCGGTTGATGTGCTCCCATCCTGAGAAGTCCCCGAGACCGTGATCGAAAGTCCAGAAACAACCCCATTCCTGATGATGTCATAAACAAAGGACTCCCCGGTCCCCGGCGCTGCTGTTGCCCTGACGTTTAACTCGACCGCTCGCCCCTCGGGGACGGGAATTGAGACCTTTGCATCTGTCTTGTCCTCGAAGGTTCCCAAGTACATGGTTTGAGAACTTCCAATTGAGGAAATGGTTGCACCAAGGATCATGTCCGGGGTCTCCTCCCTAGAGAGGGTTTCTGGGGTGTTGAAATCATCAAACCTCCCGCGAAGGCCCGCCCCGAGGTAGAGGTCCGCTGTTGACCTCTCAAGAGTGTCTGAGGTGGGGGAGGAGGTAGAGGGCGCCGCAGAATATCCGTAGCCCCGCCGCAAGAAGTCCAACTCAACCGAATCCAGGGCTGGAAAGGTGGACAAATCAAGGGCAAAACTCGGGTGGTGGTCAAGGAGCTCCGAGGTTTCAAAAGAAGGGGTGGCAACGGGCACCCCTACATTATCGCATAGTTAGAGGGAAAACCTTGATCGAGGGAAGGTGGGGGGAACTGGCCGGGGTTCTCCGTTGCGGTCTGCCTTGACTGCATCCTGTAGGCTGGGGTCCTTGTCCACAAATTCCCACCAATCCCCGCCAAACTTCACCCTGTTTGCCGCTTCATGGTCAAAACGCCCTTCTGATTGACTCCCGAGGTGAAGAATTCTGGAAGCGGGTTCAATGACCACCTGTCTTCGATGTTCCGATCTTACCCGGTAACAAAGGTCAATGTCTTCATATCCGTTGCGGTAACGAGTATCGAAGAGAAGCCTCATGTCTCTTCTCATGGCAAGGCAAGCTCCGGTTACTGCCGGAACAATCTTCGCCCGAAGAGCAACATCGGGGACTTCGGAGATTTGAACTCCTTGGTAAAGATGTTGAAGGGAGAAGGCTGGCCCTCCAGCCCCTTCATATTTCTTAGGGAAGACTCCAAGGTGGTCAACTGTGGTGCCGTCTTGCTTCAACTGAAGGTTGCCAACAAGCCCGATAGAATCCCACTCCAGCCACTTGAGAAGGGGACTGAGCCAATCCCCTAAGACCACCGTGTCGGAGTTCAAGAGAACAATCTTCTCACCCTGAGCCTGAACAATTGCAGAGTTGCAAGATACACTGAACCCCTTGTTTAGGGGAGACCGCAAAACACGCGCCCCGAACTCCTCAGAAACTGACCGGATCTCCTCCGCTTCTCGGGAGCCATCGTCGGAGACAATAACCTCCACCCCCGGGGGGACTGTCTCCCTTACCGACTTCAGACAACCTGTCAAAAGGTCAACTCTTCCAAAAACCGGAACTATGATAGAGGTCTCAATCATCGAGGCGTTGGGTCAGGAGCTCAATGGCTTCCTTGAGGTTGTTGGAGGCATCGGTCCAGGTCATCGAAGAATGAACGCGCCGCGCCCCCCTTAGTGCTCTCTTGCTCCACTTCGGATAAGCCTTCACAACCTGTGCCATTGATCGGGCTAGGTCTACCCTGTCAGCAAGAGCAGCATGGAAGATTTCCCCGTCTGAGGATTTTGTCTCGACCATCTCAAAATCAGAGTAAAGGGCATCATCCTTGAGGAACTCTGGTGGTGCTGAGTGTTGTATTGTTATGACCGGGAGGCCAGAGGCAAGGGCCTCCAGGTGGCAGAGTCCAAAGCCTTCCCCGAAAGAAGGGAGAACGGCGCAATGGCTCTCTCCAACCAAAGCAGACATTTCCTCGGCAGGGAGAAAACGAGAGTCAAAGGTCACAGAATTGGACAGTTGAGAAACCTTCCCCTCGCCCTTCGGGTCTGTTGTCTTGATGGTCAGGTGGCACCAGTCTTGACCCTGAAAAGCCAAATCCCAAGCCCGAATGACGGGACTTGCCCCCTTCCTTCCGTTTGGGGCTCCTACCCAGAGAAACCTGAACTTCTCTCGGGGGTCAAAACTCCGGGGGGTTATGGGATGCTTGGCCGGGTCAAAGCCAAGGGGAGAAATAGCGGTTGGAACGTCCCACCTTGCCGCAACCGGGGCAAGGATTCGATCACAGAACCTAGAAGGAACAATCTGACCAGAGGCGCCGCCATAGATGAAAGGGTCTTCATGGTAGGAAGGGGCTGGGTCTGTTTCGCACATTGTAAAGAGGAAATTCCTTTTGCTTGGGACCGGCTTGAAGACTTGTGGGTTGCAGAAATGAATTGCAACCTCTGCGTCTTCGGTGAGAGTGACTTCCGGGTCCTTCTCTAGTGCCTTGAAAAGGGAAGAAGACGCATACTGGTAACCAAGAGCGTTCCCAAAGAGGCTAACTTCTCGGTATCCTCGGAAGTCTAGCCTCAATCAAAATCCCCGCACCACATAACCAAGACCGTTGGCAGGTTGTAGGGGAGGTTCGGTGGAGGTGAGGGGCTCCCCAGTTGCCAACTCAGCCTTGCCCCAATCGATCAATTGCCGGGCTTCGATGTGGCTAACTTCTACAACCGAGCCAGTCCGAAGGATTCCTCTTCCAATGATCGGGCAGGGTCCCAAGAGTTTGATCCTTTGCCCAATCCTCCCAAAATTGCTCTTCATCATGATATTTCCCTCCTTTTAGGGACTTAACACAAAAGAGGCGCCCCGCAAAGGGCGCCTCTGATGTTACGCCGAAAGGCGCGTCTCTCTTTTGCGTTGTTACTTCTTGAACAGGGCCAGCAAGTACCCGGCTTCAAGTTCCTCTGCTACTCGCTCAAGGATATCATCCTCTTCCCCCTCGACGTTTTCGGTGCCCTCAATTTCCTCAGTCGCTTCAGGGGCCTCCTCAGTCGCTTCAGGGGCCTCCTCAACCTCGATGGCCTCGGGGGCTTCTCTCTTCACAATTTCAACGGCCTCTTCGGCCTCGGGGGCCTCTTCGGCTCTTCCGTCCCCCTCATCAAGAATGCCTTTTGTCAATTCTCGGCAGTCCCCAAGGAGTTTGTAAACCTCTTTGATTCTCTCGGCCCTGCCCTTTGAGATCTTCTTTCCAACCCTTTCAAGAGTCTCCTCCTCGGGGGCTTCCTCCAGGTCCTGACTTCGGGATTCCTCTTCAGGGGCCTCTGCGGTCTGATCTTCTTCTTCCTCTTCTCCGTAACCCATGCACATGGCCGAGACTGCATCAGCAACCATCACAATCTCTTTGCAGATCTCTCGGATATGCTCCGAATGGTCAACCGCTTCTGTCTCCTCATCTTCCTCGGTAACCTCGGACTCTTCCATCATTTCCGAAAGTTGGGAGTAATAGCCCATAAGGGATTGAAGCAACCGCCCGAGATCCTCAACAAAGCCCATGTCTGAATCTTCTTCTGGGAGGTCATCCTCTGGCTCTTCTTCATGTTCATCCCTGCCATGCGCCTCTGGGGCTTCGGCAGTTTCAACCGCCTTGACCTCCTCGACCGTCTCGACCGTCTCGACCGTCTCGACCGTCTCGACCATCTCGGGGGCTTCTCGCTCCTCTTCGTCAATCCTTTTCATTCGCTCCACAATTTCTCCGGCCCATCTCTGACCGGGATCTCCTCCCCAGAGAGCCCAAGCAATGCGCCCGGCGCTGGGATATCCGTCTTCCCCTACGTTGAACCCTTCAGCGCCCTTGTCTGCTTCATGTCGCGCAAAGTAGGACGCCATTCTCTTGACGGTATCAAGAGAGAGATTCACCCGATTCTTCAAGTCTCTGGCCCGAGCAACACCCACTTCGGTTCCGCCCTTGCCGGTTTCTGATCTCCATTCAAGGCCCCGCTCGGCCTCTTCGGCCATTGCCTTGGTGGGCTTTGTGTCGATCTCAACTCCTTTGTACCTAGCCCGAAGTTCCGAATTGACCTTTGCCAAATCCCTAGAAGACCCGTGGTCGAGGACGTAAGCAATGCCCCGGGAGTTGCTCTCAATCGCCCGGGCATCGAAATCTCCAATCTTCTCATAGGGAATCAACCCCCTCTGGGCTGCAACCATCAAGGCGTCAGGGTCGGCGGGAATATTGACAGCCGAAACTTCAAGGAGCTCGCTCTCAATGAAGTCCCATCCAATTTGGTTGCCGTCTTCATTAAGGAGAGGCTCCGCTCTCAGGGGTGTCCACCCAATCGAGACCGCTGAGAGATGGTCCTCCTTGTAAAGGGTATAAATCATGTCCGCGAAGGGATGGGAGGCAAACTCAACATCAATAATCATTGCGCTCCCCCCGTCTTCAATCTTCTCAAAGTCAATGTTCCTGACTGAGCCAATTGCCGGGATGCTTTCAGGCCCACTGTCATGGGACCAAAGAAACCGAGGGTTTTTGAGGAAGTTGTCAAGTTGCCAACCGTCATTTCTGACCTTGTTGCCATCTCTCTTGATTCCATCGGTGGACGCAACAAACCGCACCCGGCGGCTCTCTCCTTCTTCCACCTCTCTAACACTTCCGAGGTTGCTCCTGCGGATAAGGACGGGGCGCCCATCTTCCAGGTCTTGGGAGAGGTTGCCACTGGGCTTGGTTGTTCTGTTGTTGTCCATGTTAACTCCTTCGCACAGGTCGGGTGGAGCACCGACAGTTGATGATTTCTTCTGGCTTGCCGCCAGCGTCTAAGGGACCCCGTAACCCATTTGAGAAGGTCTCTCCTATCGAAACAACCTCCCCGTCGATTTGATGGGTTCTCCTAACTCTTGCGTCCCCAGCCGAGAGCCATTCAATCTGAGAAACCCCGGCATCTTCAAAGGCTTCAATCTGGGAGAGGCTTGCAGCAATGCCTGACTCGGTGCGGGCAATCACCCTCGACCTCCCGGTTGAGATAGTGCCCGAAAAAGCCTTCTTCACTCTTGAAATAGAGTCCGCTAGGTTGCTCCCAGCAGTATAGGAAGCAACCATTGAGTCCATTACGGACTTTTTGACCGATTCCGAGATGATGTCCCAATAAGGGACTCGGGAACGGTAAAAAGCATCAGAGAGAAGAGGAAGCCTCTTGGCGTTCTTCGGGTTTGGATATCCGGCAGCAACTGCAATTGACGTGCCAAGTTGATAACCAGACTCATAGCCCCCAATGACTATTGAGCTAACAGCAGAGGCAAGAACGACAGAGGCAAGAATCTTATCCACTTCTTTAAGGTCTTCGTCTGTGAGGGTCTGGTCTTCCAATGCCCTAGCCCCCGGAGAACTGGCAAGGGACTTGACAATCTTGTTGAGAAGTTTGTAGTGGAACCCTCGAATTGCCTTGAAGAGCTTGCTCTCTAGCGGGTAAAGGGCCTCTTCCATCTCTCGGGACAGTTCTGCCCTCCACTCGGGAAGTTGCCACTCTCCATCTTGCCCGATGTAGTCAGACCGAAGCCGTCCCTTCAACACCGAGACCCCATCGGCAATGTCAAAGACTCTGAGGGACCCAGAAACAAACTCTTCCTTAGAGCAGACAACCGAAGAGAGAACCCCATCCTCTTCCTTGAACTCTCCCCCTCTGATTTGATTGTCCAAACACCACCGCTTTGCATCCTCCAGGTCCCACTTGGAACTCTTGAAGTCTACGCTATGAAGGTGAAGCCCCCGGTCTTCTTCCTCTGGTAGGGATGAAGAGAAACCTGGTGCCTGAACAATCGGGTCAACGTCATAGTCCGAAAGGAGGATCTCAACGTCTTCAGGCTCAATGCCGATGTTCTTGAGAAGAACCCGAGCCTGTGATGTTGTGATCCCCTTTCCGATTCGGTCTAGGACCGCAATGACCCTTGCGGGGTCATGCTCTTCTTCTCTCCCAAAGGACTCTTCTTCTGGGTCTTCTTCCTCGGGGGCCTCTGGAAGGGTGACCTCCTCGGGGGTCTCTTCGGTGTTCCATGCGTCAATGACTGCCTTCTCGGGGATCAAGCCGGAAGGGACAAGTCTAACGTCCCCTTCGGGGGTGTTCTCCATCCCGAGATCAAACTTGAGGTTCACCTCATTCCGGGTATATCCAAGGTTGATATAGCCTTGCGCATTGTCGATCTTCTCGGAAAAGGAGTCTTGCAAGGAGTCAACCGCTGAGAAATCAAATTTGACTTCAATGTCAAATTGAGAAACCGAGGTCAACCCTTCCGTCAAGACCTCCTGAATGTCAATCGCATTGGGTCCAATGTTTGTGGCGTGTAAAAGTTTCCACTGAACCTTGAGGCCCGCATCTGACAGACCGGAGTTCTCATATTCATTGAGAACCATGAGAGGCACATTCAAAGCCCGTGCGATCTCCTGAAGGTTGATCTTCCTTGCTTCACTCCATTGGATATCTCGGGCCGAGATTCCAAGGGAGTCATACTGGAAGTTAGAAGAGAGAACGGCAACCCCTTCGGGGGAGGTTCCGGCGCCGCCATAAGTATTCAACCACTGTTGCCGGACAATTTCCGCGTCAACCTCATCAAAAGGCCCGTCTCCCGTCCACCTGAGAACTCCCGAAGGAACCCCGGCGTTGGCTAGGACGTTCTTGTTGTAGATGGACGCTGCAAGGTCTGTGTCCAAAGCCATACTCACAACCCGCAAGGGGGAGACCCCCAAGATGGCTGAAGCCGGGTTTACCCCATAGGGGAAATGGAGGATTCTGTTTCGGGGAATGATCTTGGCCTTGTCACTGCCTTCGGGGGAATATCTCCACCCGGTCAAGTCATAACCACCACTATCCCCGAAGACCGGCGCCATGGTCGAGGGGTAGAGAGGCAAGAGGGCGCGGGGATATCCGAGGGAGTTGGGGCTATCAATGAAGACGTAAGCGTTCCCGTGGAGGATTTGATGGGCCGAAATAGTCTTCACAAACTGGGATTGTCTTTGGAGGTTGTTGGGTCGGTCAAGGAGAACCTGGAGGGGTGAGTTGGGTTGTGCAACTCCAGCCTTGTAAACTCTAAGCGGTGCCTGTGATAGTTGCTGGCCGATGATCTGAATTCCCCGGAAGACTGCCGGGTTCTGAAGATAAGGATTGGTTACCTCGACCGTTTGGCCGGTGGCGCCGCCCATCCCCGCAAGAATTGCCGAGATGTGAGCAGAAGCAGACCTCTCCTTCTTCGCACCCACCAAGGCGGTCTTCTTTGAGGCAATCTTCCTAGAAGCCGCCTTCTTTGAAGCAGTCTTCTTTACCCCTACAGGGGCGGGGCGCTTAGATGCGGCTTCCCCTGTCTTTGGGGTTGTTTTTCTCGGCAATAAGAATCTCCACAGCCAACAGGGGCTTTCTGTTGATTATACACCAAAAATGCAAGAAACCCCCGAGGGACCATCCCCCGGGGGTTTCATTGCGCCGATCTTAAAGGGAAGACAAGCAAGCCCTTTGGGTGGCAAACGAAGAGTTAAACCCAAAGAACCCCGGCAGAGTCTTTGTAGCTAGCGAGGCCCATGAAGTCAACGGCAAACTTTTTCCTCTTCTGGAATATGGACTTTTGCAATCTGCAAGAGGTAACGCTCCTCTGGGGTAAGGTACTTGTGAGTTTTGTGGACAGAACTCCACCGATACCGGCGCCCCCACCCCCTGGATTCACATTTATCAAGAAAGCCACCCATTTGGCCCATTTCTTCGGTATCGAGACGAAAAACGCCATGACCAAAGAGGCCCGCGTCAACGTCGATCAAGGGGACTCGGGAAATCACCAGAGTCAAAACAAATTCTGTGTTGACTGCTGGGTCAATCTTTCTGAGGAGGGCATCCCTAGCCTCTAGGAAGTCGATAACCTGACCCATGACCCTTGCCTCAGTCTATCACATTTCAAAGGGAAGGGTCCGAGGCACTCCGGGCCATACAGGACAAGACCGCAGAAACATCGATCGAGACAATTGCAGCGGTTAGGGTCTTGACCACATTTTCAAAGTCTTCACCATGACTCTCCCGAATTGACTTCCTGTAAAGGTTTGAAATCAACCCATAGTGTCGAAAGAGGAAACTGGTGAAAGGCAACCTTGGGGCATACTTCTCGGGGTTGACCAAGAAACTCCACGCTGGGATTCCCAGAGACTCTAGGTGGTGGAGGTCATTCCTAACTTTATTCTCGGTTTCGACCCAGGCCCGATATTTCATGGGCAGAAACCAGAAATGGATTCCCTCAAGAGTTCGGCAACCTTCCACAGTCCGAAGGGAAGCATTAGGAGACTGGAGAACGCTAGAATCTTGGCCCAGGTGCCGGGCCTCTTCCTTGTCATTTGTCTAGGGTCTGACTGGAACATCAAAACTCCTTTAGGCTGTGCGTTGGGTAGGGAACCGAGGTGTCTCTAAACTTCAAGTCTTCGGGAAGGTCGAAGATTTCCCCAGAGAGGCGTTCAAATATATCAACGGCAGTCTCTAGGTCAAACCTAGCGTGTTGAAGATCTTGCCACATCTGCAAGTTTGCGTTCCCACAGCAGACCTCTTCAAGGAGGGCTTCAACCTCGGCGCCTACAATTGCAATGCGGTGCTTTGCCGCTTCAATGCGGGCCTTTTCAGTCCTGTCCACTACTCTTCCCCCTCGACAATCAGGGTTGATTCAGGAATCCCAAAAAGAGAACAGAGGGCAGGGTCTAGGAACTCCCCGCCATCTGAAAAGAAGGTCAGGTCTTCATTTCTCAGTTTGTCAAGAATTCTTCCGGGGACTCTTATAGTTTCATCTAGGGTCACAAGTTCAAGCCTGACCTCTGGCTCCCCATCCTCGGCGGCTTCGCAAATCTCCAATAGGGCTTTCTCTGCCATGCTGACAGGCAACCCCTCCGCCAGAGAACCAACAACCTCTTCTTGGATGTAGATAAGAACCTCCTCGGGGATAATGACGCTCACTCGATAGGCGAAGGGCTTATCAGCGGTGACCCCTTCTCCAAAGAGGAAACCCAAAAGACTTCTCATCATTCAACCACCCCTTCGAGGGAGGCAACAACCCCCCTTGCAGTCCTGTCCCATGTAAAGCCCCTTGCAATCCTAGAGGCAATCCTCGACCGTTCCAGTCTGACCGGGTGTGGTTCAGTCATGGCCTCCGTCATTGCATCTATCGCACTGACTATACTAGGCCACCCAACAACCTGAGAAACCACCTCTCCGGTGTTTGGGTCCTTGGCGTCTCTTGCCCCCACATTGCAACTGACCAATCGGCAACCCTTCGGGTCGGAGTATTCCGAAACCCCAGAGTAATCAGTCAGAACAGGGGCCAACCCTGTAGCCATGGCCTCAAGGCCCGTGAGGCCGAAACCCTCTCCACAGTGAAGGAAGAGGAAGCCATCGGCCTTGTGGTATATCTCCGAGAGCTTCTCTGGGGAAATAAATCGGTTGTCAACCGTACAGTTGGGGCCTTCCCAGAGGTTCTCTTCAACCTCGACCACTCGCGGGTCTTCTAGCATCGAAGGAACCCCGGAGGTGTCGGCGCCGGTAAGTTTGAGGTAGAGGTGGCAATGCTCGGTGCGGGAGATGAAGGCTTGATAGATTTGAGGGAGAACCGTGAACTTCCTGAAGTTTGGGGCGCCGACATAAAGCCAAAGAAACGGGCTTTTGGGGGGATTGCGTTTTTTGAATCGGAAAACCTGAGAGTCCACCCCTAGAGGGACCACCTGGACCTCTGCCTTGGAGAACGTTTGGAAGATATCAGCGCACCAAGAAGAGGGCGCAATCAAGAGGTCCGGGTCTCTTAGGTAATCTGGGAAGTCTTCGCGAAGGGCTGGGCTTTCATACATAGTGAAAAGGACATTGGGCTTGTCGGGAACTCTTCGGTAGAGCCACGGGGCTCCATAGTGAAGAGCAACCTCCCCTTCTGCGTATGAGACCGAATGCCCAAGACTCCGAAGGCTGGCCTCAATCATTCTTGATGAATGGGCATACCCCAGAGAGTTTCCCTTCTCACCACCCCCAGAGGGAAGAACCCAGTGAATTCTCACAGTCGGTCAACCATTTGGATTCTTTGCCCAATCCACCTGACAACATTGACAGCCATTGAGTTACCGATTGCGCGAAGTCTTGGCCCATCAGGGCACAGGTGGGGGGGCTTCCCTTTCCAAGGAATTTGGGTGTATTCATCAGGAAAACCCTGCAAACGCTCGCATTCTTTCGGCGTCAACCGCCTAACCCTTTGATCCCTGAACACCCCAACACTCCCAGTAGGGTGGAAGTCTAGGGGTCCAGAAATTTCCCCGTAAATCAAAGGGTCCTGTCTAGTGTTGAAGGCTTCAACAACAACGGTGTTGTGGGAAGACTCTGGTCGAGGTGTGCCTTTGGCTTGGTTTGCTAAAATTGTACAGGCTGGGTCATGAGAGACCTTCCTATCCAACTCTTCAATAGTGGCTTGATAGCCTTGCCCCACTGTGCCCCCGCCAGTTTTAAGGCAATAGCTAACGGGGGACAATCTAACGGAACCTTCTTGACTTTGATGAATTGCCAACCCCGTGCCTTCTAGACCTCTTCGGTTGTCTGAAGAAGGACAGTCTTCAGGAATTCCGGCAGTTTCTTCCCCCGGGCTTCGGCGCGTCGGAGGATTCCCCCCGCCGCCTTCGGAGTCAAATAGTACCGATGCGGCACGTCTCCAATCTCCTCCAGAATGTCCAACAAGGAAGACACGACGCCTCCGCTGGGGCACGGCATAGGGAAACCCGTCCACTCTGCAAAATTGAGCGTCAAGAATTCGATAGGCCCACCCATACCCGCACTGAGCCAACGCCCCGACGAAGGCACCAAAATCTCGGCCTCCCCCACTGTTGAGGACTCCGGGCACGTTTTCCCAGACAAGCCACCGGGGAACTGTTCTTTTAACCAATCGGATATATTCAAGGGCAAGTTCACCCCTCGGGTCATCCAGTCCTTTTCGCTTTCCTGCAATTGAGAATGACTGACAGGGGGTTCCACCAACGAGAATGTCAATTGATCCATGTTCCTTCCCTTCTATCTCCCGGAAATCCCCTCTGAGGGGAACTGATGGGTAGTGATGAGACAAGACTCCTCGGGGGAAGGCTTCAATCTCGGAGAAAAACGCTGGCTTGAATCCCAGCGGAGACCAGGCCACCGAGGCGGCTTCAATCCCGGAGCAAATGCTTCCATAAACCATCATTGGTCTCTTTTACTTCATCCCCGAAAAGATATCAAAGCCTGAGGAGTTTTTTTCTAACCTCTTCGGTGACATCCCTGACAGGGCCATTGGAACACCACCGAATTTCCCTCCTCCTCTTGTCTTCTCTAACCAGACGCTGAAGGGGGTGGGGAGGTCGAGGGGTTCCCTGCCGGTCCTCTGGGAGGAGGTACCCAAAGGCACCCCACTTCCGAAAGAGGACCTCTTCAACCTGTCGGTGGCGGCGCTTTTTGACCCTAGTGGTTAGTCGGGGCCTTCGGGATGCTCGGGCTTCTTCGTCGGAAAACACCCTTTCAGGATATCACGCCCCAACCCCCAACCCCCCCAGAACCCCCGGCCTCCTTGCGGGTTTCTGAAAGTCTGTGGTAGAATGAAGGTGGCGGTCGGCCTCCCTTGCCAATGGGGGGCAATAACCCGAGTTCCCCTCGGTGC